AAAAAAACCTTATCAGGAAAATCAAAACCGAACAACAAAGCATGGTAATGGGGTCGACCAGACTCCATACCATACTCACCACAAGAATAAAACCGTATCCGCTGCGGTTCGTAATGCTTACGTAAACGCTTCATAAACAAAGCAAACGCCCCGCGATCTAAAGATCCAAAACGGGGCAAAAACTTATCCGAATACGTCAAAGTAATAAAACAGTTGTCATCATGCATAGAAGCTTCATGCACACAACGCATCGCCCACTGGCGAGACTTCTCAAGACGACAACCGACACACTGCCCACAGGGCAGCATAACTTCCCGATCAGCATAACCATCACGGGAATTAAAAACAAGAGCGCGCGACGACAAATCCCGAGAACGGAACGCGCGCAAAGGCGAATAACACGCCATAATTAAAGTCTGATACCGCCACGCATAGGATTGGTAATCCCATTCTTACGATGCACCTTCTTAGCTCCCTTCGTAAACAAACGACGCGACTTACGCCGCTTAAGAGACTTCCGCTTAAAAGCCATAATAACCCCCACATGAGAAAAAGAAAACGCGCGCGCGCGCTCACCGCACACACGCGAAATAAATATAACACATCGGGGGGAAAAAGTCAACCCTTGACAAAACAAGAATACAATATATAATACATATAACCATAACAGGGAGCAACAATGACCAGAAGCATCGAGCAATTAATACTCAAACTCGAACGCACCGAAAAAAGACAAGAAGAAGCAGTAGCAGACACAAAACAACAAATAGCCGATCTAAAATCGATCGACAAAAAGAGGCAGTAGAAACAGCCTCAGAGTGCCACAGGGTGTCACTCAACACAGTTACAACAAGGAAGAACTGTGCCACACCCCCCCCTAAGCAGGGGGGGGGACAACCGCCGGAACTACCGGCGGAACAACAGGAGGCAACGCCTCCAACAAACCAAGAGCAACAAGACCATCACGGTCAACGGCGGCATCCAAAAGCCGCCAATACTCAGCAGGATCAGCCGTCAGCTGATCCCTAGCAGCCTCAGGCAAATCAGCGAGCTTCTGCTTCGACTTAAAAACAAAATCCAGAGCGGACTTATAGTCACGCACATCTGAAACATCACCATAACGAGCGTCCTCGGTAGTCAATGGCAATTGACCACCCCTAGCATAACGCTCAACAATCTTATTAATATCCAACTCATCAGCAAAAGCCTCGCGAGTCATCGACTCGCCACCGCCAACGATAATCTCCACTCGGGAACCATCATAAGGCGAACGGATATCCATAATAACCTCACTTCAAAGAAATCGGCTTAATGGCTGAGCCACCGCCGAAAAAAATCTCGCGAATACGCTGCAAATACGCAGCATTCTTACCAAGATTACCACCAGCAACCCGAGCTCTATTAGTAGCCTCGGGTATCTGCAAATTCAACATATCAAGAGTCCTACCACGCAAGGCAGTATCTGCCCGCGTCAGCTGCATAACCTCACGGCGCAAATTAATATCCTCAGCGGCCAAATGGCCCTGAATACGCACCGTATTAGCAGAAGAACGATCACGCTCCTCAACAGCCTTCATGTTCTTAATCTCTTGAACCAAACGCCGGGAATGCATAGCACTAGACACCGCGGGACTAGCAACATCCTCAATAGAAGCCTGTGCCCCACCAGGGGACGAGGCTCCACCCTGCATATACGCAAGCATGGGATTAATCCCAGCAAGCTTCATATCCTTAACCGCACGCTGATAAGCGCTACCAGACATACGCTCCTGAAAATCACGCTGCTTCTGCGCTTCTTCACGCTGCTGCTTATTCCGGATAATACCGCCAACAAGCGAACCACCAGCTGCAATCCCACCAGCAATAATCGGAGCCAAAGGAATAGGCATAATGCCCTCCTAAAAATGGTCAATAAGACCAGGAACACCATACAAAGGCATCGGCCGCGCACACTTCAACGAAGTATAACTATCAAACAAAAAATGCACCTCGCCAGGAACAGCAATAACACGATCAATCGGCGGATTCTCTAGAATAAACGCCTCATTCAAAACAGGCGCAGACAACTGTTGCGCCAAATGCCAGATATCGAGCGGCGTAGCCGCATCAGACCGAAACTCGCCAGTAATCAATGACGGCTTATAACGATACTCAGCATAACGCTCCTGATAACCAAAAATATCATCATCAGCAGCAGTACCAGCGATCCAAAGTTCCTTACGTAACACACTTTGCTCACCAAGATGAGCCAACGCTGGCCAATAAAAATCAAACCGAGTCGCACGGGACCACATCCGTTCTAAACCCTGCTGATAAGTCAAATCAGCACGAACAGAAACAAGACCAATAAGAGTACAATGCTCAGTAAAAGACTTCTGAAAACCGTGACCGCTAAAACTCGCGGTCCCAATCGCCGCCAAATTAGCTTGCGGCGTAGTAGCATCAGTAGAAGAAGTCTGAGCAATAGGAGATAACATAATAGGCGCACTACCACCGCCCAAATACTCCGGCCTTTGCAGCCGGAAGTCAGGCGACGTAACACCAAAATGCGCCTTAACAATCTCAGTATAACGAGTACCACCACGAGCATCACGCTCTAACAAACGCTGAATCTGAAACGCTTGACGTAAATCATTAATAGTAGCGGCAGTCGCCGCCGTCAAATCAGCATAAAAAGAAGTACCAGCCGTAGCCTCAACAGTACCACCCGTAATATGAGCGCCAGCGTCATCTTTACGGATAAATTCATACTTACTAACATCGGTACTAAACGCACCAATCGCAGAACCAGCCATATGGTCATACGTAACAGGCGCAGAAGTACCCAACGACAAAGCAACAGAAGTACCCTTTTGAGGAAAAGGTAAACAAGACGTAAAATAATCGTGACGCTTAGCACGACGCTGTAAAACATACTGCGTCATCGCGTCAGGACCATCACCAGTAGGAACATTCAAAGACTGAGAAAGATTTTCATCACGAAACCATTCATTATGAATAAAATTATACGCACGATGCCATAAAACACTATGTTCAAACTCCACACCAGGTGGAAGACCCATATAATCGTGTAAACTGCTTTCAGCATAGCCACCCACAGGAGGCACGTTAATAGGAATAGTAAAAGCAGTCGAATCACCGGGATCATCCTGAGCACCGTTAAACTTCTCCCAATTATCCCATAACAAACGATTAGGGACAGCAAAGAAAAAAGTATCCATATACAAATTATCCATCAACGGCTTTAGAGGCGTAGCCAAACGAGCAAATGCAGACATCTTCAAATTGAAGGTGTCACCAGGTAACGCCTCATCAATATAAATGGGCACCAAAAAACCAGCGTCAAAAGTCGTCTTATGAGCAAACGAACGATCAAAACTAGAACGCTGAATCTCCGCACGCGGAACTTGAGAAAACTGATGGGAAGAAGGAGAAGGCTGTTTCATGCCGTCACCGCCACCGGACCTTGACCAACAAACTCCGCACCATTCCCTAACATACTAAAATCAGCAACAAACTTCCCAGAATCAGTAGAAAACACACCGACCTTATACAACGTAAAATCGGCGGGATGCAAGCCAATAATAATCTCACGATCATTACAAAAATCGCTAAACGTCCGTTTAGCATACAACACACTAGGAGCAGAAAACGGCGCGGCATACACGCCCGCCTTCTCATCAAAAATAGAGCAATGAACCAAATCCATTAAATCAACTCCCTAGAAAAAGTCGCCAACTCTGCCGTGGCCACCACCTCACGGGTAGCCAAACGAACAGAAGATTGCTCCTCAACATCAATACCACGGCCACGCTTACGCTTTAGCCGAGCAACAAGACCAGGATCATCCCTGGCCATAACATCATCATAATAACGAACGGGCTTACAACGCTTACCAGCGATAATAACACTATCATCACGATAGACCTCGCCCTTAAACTTATCAATCCAAAAGCGCCCGATACCCGGACGCCTAGACATAGTCGCGTATTCACGCTCCAACTGACCAATCTCACCAGTAGACGGATCAACACGCTCATAATGAGCTTCCGCCAAATCACCGGTAACCTTCTTCATAATATAGCGCGCGACATACGCCGCGCTATCAAAAGAAACAGAGCCAAGCTCAGAAAGGCCAAAAGGCCAAAGCTTCTCCAACGAAGGAGAACGCCAACAACTATGTTCGCCACGCTTACGCAAAAAAACCTTATCAGGAAAATCAAAACCGAACAACAAAGCATGGTAATGGGGTCGACCAGACTCCATACCATACTCACCACAAGAA